AGGCTACTATTGGAGAGTATTTAAACATACTTGAAATTAGAGCGGAAATTGAAAAAGTAACGTTGTAGACGAAAGTTAAGAATATGAAATAAAGGGGAATATATGACGGATAAAGAATATAGAGAGTTAGCCAAAGAGTACCTAGAACCGATTAAATTAATTACAATGAAAATTAAATCATTGAAAGAAGATCTAAAGCATTTGCAAAGCGATATTACAACTATAGGGGCAGTTGATTACTCAAAGGAACGCCTAACAGGTGGCGGAACGCCGGGCGGGTTAGACCGTCAAATAGTACGTCTTGAAAGTAAGCGCGATGCAGCACAAAATGAAATAGGGGCGTTGATTGATGAAAGGGAAACCGCAGCAGATATTATTAACACATGCACAAAAGGAAAAGAAAATATACTATTGATGCGTGAATATGTTGACGGCAAAAGTGCTAAGCATGCTAGATACTTTACAGATTTAGAAAAGTCGCAAGCAAGCGAACTAAAGACGGCTGGACTCGTTAAAGTAGGGTATTATTTACATCATACATATTACCCGAGCATGCATACCGCTAAAACGGTAAAAGTCGGAATACATCGGACTATATCGGAAACATGCGGAAAAGCATAATATAGTATAATTATAGTGTCATATGTAGCTTTTATGGACATTGACTAAATTCTCCTGATACAGATGCAACACAACGGGGAACATTGGGCCGTTCCCCTTATGTGTTGTATACAGGTGCTGGCGTTAAATTCCTTCGGTGAACACATGCCATTTGATATGCGATCCTTGTTAAAATATGTACTTTCCTAATAACATAACTAGTTGTTAATAATTCATTAGATAGGCCTATTATTCACTTCACCTAAATAATCCTAAATCCTTTACTAAATTTATTAGTAAACGAATGAATTCTAGGCTCCTAACTTGTACGATTTCATAAATTGTTAGCGCTTGTATAGAACATATAAACAAACTGAATAAAACCAAAATAAAATGGGGTATATCCACGGCGATATATCCCATTTCTTGTATAAAAGCAATATTTAATTATTGAAAACTGAACATGATGCATTTGTTGTGTAAAGGTTTTAGACCAAATTAACCTAAATTGTTTCGATGTCAGATCATATTAAGTCGTATCGTGTTCGGTTTTGAGCAATTAAAAAAGCCGCTATTATCTAGCGGCTAACATATGGCGTATTTGATTATTCATTTCTTGTTGGTACTCATCTATAGTATCGAATATTGTTTCACGTAGATTAAAAGCGGCGAATGCATCGTATATAGAGTTGGTGCGTTGGCGTAGTAGTTCGCACTTTTCGGCGATATAACGAAGCATCATAATAATGTTGCTTAAATCGTCATAACCTAGCATTCGAATTATACCGTCATTATTGTGTTTGATACCTGTATAGGTAGCTTGAAGTGTTTCAATGTTATTAAGTTCGTTGTATTTGATCGCGTTTTTAATTTCTTGGATAGTCATTTGCATTGTTTTATTCTCCTATTTATTCTTTTGAATTGCATTTAACATTTTTACCGCCATATTAATTACATATTTAGGGGCGTTAGAACCGTATTCCCAATCTTGGAAGGTACGGAGCGGCATTTCTAAATATTCAGCAGCAGCCTTTTGTGTGAGACCCGCTTTTAAACGGGCCTCTTTTATTTTGTTTTTCAATTATTTTACCTCCTCTATTTTGTAAGATAACATCAGATCGTCGATAAGACTTCTTACACCTTCTTCGGTGTATTCTTTTGGATCGATAATGACTTCTGCTATCCAATCAGCCGTCCAAACATAATCCACGTCTTCAGGCCATTTAAAATCAGGGAATTCATCCTGCATATCACACTCTTCCCATTGCTCCTTATCCCATTTGCCGATACAAGGAGACTGGTGCATTTCACGATCGTATATCATTTCCCATGCTTCCTTATATGTGTCAGCCGTTCCCATGAGCCAAGGTTTCTGTGCGTTTAAACTATAAACTTTTAACATTTTTAATTCCCCCTATTCGTAAATGTGAGTTGCGATAACTTGATTATTTGTGTCTAGTAGTTGCCATTCAAAACCGAATGACATAGTTGAAATAAATTCAGATGCTTGTGATTGGTTATCGAAGTTCCAAGTTTGATTTGAATTCAAGTCTTTTAACGTGTACATTTTATTTTCTCCTTGTGATTAACTATTGGGGTTCGTTCCCCTTACCTTGATTAGAGTATAACACGGTCATCGCGACACGTCAACCGTATTTTTAAAATTACACGAAATGTGAAATATGATTATTTGAAAGGATAGCAATATGACGCAAATTCATTGCGATAGAAAGCATTGTTTGAACAATGATAAGCACGGCATATGCACGGCCGAAACAATCGAATATAACGGACGATGCCAAACATATTGCACTAGCCAACACGCATCTAAGCAAGCAGCCGGAATATGTCAGCGATCACATAGAAGAATAAAAAGCAAAGATAGCAACATACTACGATAGGGGGTGAATATCAATGAACTACATGCCTAAAATTAAAAAGGTGATTACGGCATTACAAGTTAAAAAGGGTTTAAGGTATGTTATTGATACTCGCCAATCATGGAGTAAGTGGGATAAGCCATTTAAAGTATTTATTGTGAGCCGTATGTACAGTGAAGCGGAATATGCAAAAGCGTTCCCAGAGAAGTATAAACGAAACCCATTTAAAGAGGGACAGTTATATAAAAAGGTTGCTGAATACGATACGTTAAAGCAACATGAATTGTTAATATATCTAGTTAATGTGTTGAAAGGTGGTGAACGTAGTGAGTGATATTAAATTAAAACCTAAAGAGTTAAAGTTTGCCGAAGAATGGCTAAAGACTACGAACGCCACACAATCAGCGATAAAGGCTGGTTATAGCGAACGAACGGCGTATTCGGCTGGAAATCGACTGTTGAAAAAAGTTGACGTTAAACAATATATTGATGAACGACTAGCAGAAATGCAAGAAAGCAGCATTGCCGATACTAACGAAGTAATGCAGTTTTTATCTAGTACGATGCGTGGTGATATTCCAGACCAATTCGGTTTAGATCCGGCGTTGAATGATAGGCTAAAGGCGGCTGAATTGCTTGGTAAGCGGTATAAGTTGTTTACAGATAAGCAAGAAATTAGCGGTGCGGACGGCGAACCGATTAAGGTTGTATTTAGTAATATGAATAAAGAATAACGGAGAATTGTATAAATCTATCAGAATATGGGATATATCCACGGCGATATATCTCATATTTTGTATAAATCTATCAAAAATGGAAATAACGATTGACTATAAGCCAAACAAAAAACAAAATATATTTCACAATACAACGGCACCGTATGCGGTGTATGGCGGCGCTCGTGGTGGCGGAAAAACAAAGTCATTGATTATGGACGTGTTCATTTACGCTTTAACTTATCCGGGTAGCCATTGTTATATATTCCGTGAAACATATCCAAATTTAGAAGCAAATGTCATTCGTGAATGGATGCGAAGCGTACCGCCAGAACTGTACAAGTATTCCGACCAGAAACACATAGCAACGCTAAAGAATGGCAGTCAAGTACTGTTCCGTTATGTGAAGAATGACAAAGATGCCGAGGGTTATCAAGGTCAAGAATTTGATTATCTAGGCATTGACGAATTAACAAAGCATACAGAACGCACGGCTGAATTATTAACAGCTTGCCTTCGTAGTGCCAAAGGGTTCCCTGTTCGTTTTCGTGGCAGTTGTAACCCCGGTGGCCGTGGGCATGGTTGGGTGAAACGTAAATATGTAGAAGCTACAAATTATGGCGAGAAAACCGTGATAGATCAGACCACAGGACTCGAAAAGGTGTTTATCCCGGCTCAGGTATACGACAATTATGTATTAATGAAAAATGACCCTAACTATGTAAAACGTTTGGAAGCATTACCAGAACAAGAAAAGAAAGCGTTCTTATATGGTGATTGGGACGTGTTCATAGGTCAAGTATTTACGGAATTTAACAGAAATATACATGTAGAAGAACCGTTTGAAATTCCTAAAGGTTGGATACGGGTTCGTTCTATGGACTGGGGTTTTAGTAAACCGTTTAGTATTCATTGGTACGCTATTGATTATGAAGGTGTAGCGCATTGCTATCGTGAATATTACGGTTGTACAGGTGAGCCGGATGTAGGTTTGAAACTAACGCCGGATGAAGTCGCAGCCGAAATGGCTAGATTAAGCAAGGGTGAAACCTATGCATATGATATAGCTGATAGGGCAATATGGCAGAAGGACGACCGCATGAAGTGGAGTATTCAGGGTGAGTCTATAGCAGAGATATTCGCACGACATGGAATTAACTTTACTCGGTCTAATTCTGAACGCATTCCGGGTAAGATGATGGTTCATACCTATCTAAGGGAGAAGAAAATTAAATTCTTCTCTACGTGCAAGCATATTCTAAGAACATTACCGGAATTAGTATATGACGAAAGCAAGCCGGAAGACGTTGATACAACGCAAGAGGATCATGCATATGATGAGTTTAGGTATTTTTGTATGAGTAGACCTATTACACCTAAGAAACCGGAGAAACCATTTAATGACGGTTATAGATATGATGATGAAACAGAAGGAGAAGTTACTGCATGGGGCGTATGAGTGAAAGAGCGTTGCGTGATTACGCTTTTAGAGTGTTAAAGTCAGAATACGGCGAACGCGAGGAAAAGGGCGTTATTATTCCGGCTAAATACACAGATGAGGAACTAGCGGAATTTGCGCAAGCTATGCCGCAATGGCAAATAGAACAAATGTACGATATGATATATGGTTCTGAAATGGTGGAGTAATGAATATAGAACAAACATTCGATATATATGAAGCGAAGAACAACGTTAAAAAAGCATTAGAAGCCACGTCAGACTGGCGCAAGGCTGCTGCGGAAGATTTTGCATTTATGCAAGGTAAACAATGGGAAGATGCTGATTTAACTAAAATGCGTGATGCTGGACGGCCAGCGATTACAATCAATAGAATTAGACCTGTAATTAATCTATTATGCGGTTATGCATCGCAGAATGAAACAGAGCCGGACTTCTTGCCGCGTAGCGAAGAAGATGACCGCATCAGTCGAGTGGCTAAAGGGATTACAAAATACTGCTTAGACCGTGCGAATTATCAACGCAATAAGGGTAAATGCTTTAGAGACAAGATTATTTGTGGTTTAGCCAATTACTGGGTTAGTTACGAATTCGACTATACGAAGTTAGACGGCACTATTCAAATCGAACGTGTTTCTCCGTTCGATGCGTTTGTAGATCCAGAGTGTAAAAAAGATGATTTAAGCGATGCTCAATATGTTGGCCGTTATAGCTGGGAAGGTACGGCGAAATTAAAGCAAGTATATCCGGATAAAGCCAATGAAATCGATACACTTAGACATAAATATGATGATACCGAACAGGAAGCCGGCGTTATTGAAATGGTAGACGGTGAGGCTCTTTGGTATAACAATAGTTACAATAAAATTCGTGTAGTGCAATATTGGTATAAGGAATACGGCAAGAAACACGTATTTATGACAAAAGAGGGTTTGGTTGACGAAGAAAATCCTTTGTTTTCCGTATTAATGGCTATTGGCAAAAAGCCTACTAGCATACCAGATACTAAAATCAGATATGCGACCTTTGCCGATGATGTTCTCTTAGAAGAGGGCGAAAGCCCTTATAAACACGGTAAATTCCCGTTAGTGCGTGAATATTGTTACTATACCGGCGAACTAGCAGAAGATGAACTAGAACCGGCTGGCGTAGTGCGTGATATTAAGGATGCACAAAGGGAACTCAATAAAAACCGTAGTCAACGCATGCATGTTGTTAATCAACAGTCTTTAGGCGTTAAGTTCTGGAGTGGTGTCACAGATGATAACTTTAAAAAGATTATCAAGCGTGATAGCAATAAACCGGGTGCGAATATCTGGCTTCCTACGGGTGCAACATTCCAAGACGGAACACCGGCAATGGATAGCAATATCAATTTAAGCCTTGAACAACAAGCAAGTAATGACTTCTATTCCATTAGCGGTATCACTCCGGAAAGTCTAAGCGGTAGCGTTGGTGCTATGAGCGGTAAGGCGATTGATTTACGCCAATCTGTAACAACAGTTCAAACGGCTGGTATATTTGAACAGGCAAAAGAAGCAGAACGCCAAATTGTAAAACTCTTATGGGGCGAAAAGAACGCTCCGGGTTTAATTCCTCAATTCTACAATCAAGATAAAGCCATGCGCATTATGGGTGATGATGGGCAAAAGGAATTTGTACAGATTGCACCGGGCCTTAATCAACCAATGCAAGAACAGGTTATGACCGATGCACTAGGTCAACCGCAATTAGACCAAGAAGGTAATCCAATCAAACAAGTACTATATGATCTAAGTTGCTTTGATTTTGATATTGTAATCAGCACTAGCCAAGCAAGCGCAACGGCAAGACGTGCTAACCTTTATCAATTATTGGAAGCTAAGAAATCCGGCGTTGATATTCCTATGGATATCATCCTTGATTTCATGGATTTCCCAGAAAAAGAAACCGTCAAGAAACGTATTCAAGAAATGTCAGAAAAGCCAGCTATGCCAGAATTGCGTGTTAGCGGTAGCTTAGATGATATGCCAGCGGAAGCATTGAGCATGTATTTACAAACGCTAGGCGTTGAGATTTCGCCACAACAAATTATGACGGAACGGTTAGCCTTGAAAGGTAGACAACAAAACATTCAAAATGCACCGCAAATTTTACCGCCTGTGAACGATTTAGGCACTATGTAATATAAACTATCAACACAATAATAAAACGCTCCTCTATGGGGCGTTTTTTATATTTCGCCCTAAGCAACGGCGTTAAACTACTTGCACTCACATATTCGCCCGGCAACGGCGTTAAACTGCCATATTCTTATATTCGTCCGGCAATGACGTTAAAAGGCAATAAGGGGTATTTGATATGAAAGACGAATTAGTAAACATCGAAGAAGCTGGTTTCACACCGGAAGATTTAGAAAATGCGGGCGTTGAACTGGAAGAAACAACCAAAGAAACGGATACACAGGAAACTGCAACAGATGAACCCTCTACAGATGATGCGGTAGAAAGTGATGCGAATGATGCGGAAGTAGAACCGGAAGCGCCGAACACTAACGAAGAAACGCATGCGAACGATCATAACTTAAAAGCGGCACTTGCACAGGAACGCGCAAGACGTAAAGCGGCGGAAGAACGTGCTAGACAATACGAAGCACAACAACGTCCAATTACATTGCCGGAAGAAGAGGTATCAAATATTCGCGATTTCGTTCGCCGTGAAGCATTGAAACGCTTTAATATTACGGCGGAAGATTTAGAAAGTTTGATGTTTGAAGATGTACAAAAGTACAATGATTTTATTCGCTTTGAAGCCAATGCGGAATACACAATTACTAACCAGCAAATGGCGGTACATCAACAACGACAAACAAATCTCAATTTCGTAAATGAAATTAAATCATTGCCGAACTTTGGGGAATTATATCAACGCGGTTTAGAAAAGCTTAACGGAATGACGATGCGCGATGCGCAACCGATTAATGATGCTTTTTATCGTGTTGATATTGGCGAAGGTACGGAAGCCGATTTTGAAACAATTAGGAAGTTTGTTAAAGAAGTGCAAAATGAACGGGCAACGAATACCGACGTTACAAACAACCCGTTACAGGTGGCCGCAACGTTGCCAAAGGCTGGCGCGTTAAACGGTGGCGTTCCTACACCTAATAAGGTAAGTGAAGAAGATATTTTGAAAGCGTATCAAACAGGCAACCTTGATGCATTGCCGGACGATGTACGCAAATATTTTGACGAATTATAAGAGGTAAAATATGGCAGACCAAAGAAACCAAGTTAATATCCCAGCAAGTTTAGTACCTAAAGTATGGGCCAAAAAAGTATGGCATGAAGGCGTAAAAGATAGCTATTTCGATAAATTCACCGCAATGGACGGTTCCAATGTGGTGCATCAAAACAAAGATTTAGAAAACGTAAAAGGTGATAGCGTAGTATTCGGCTTAATGATGAACCTTACAGGCTCCGGCGTTGAAGGTAACCGCCAAAAATTATCTGGCGCCGAAGATACATTGAACATTTACGATTTCACAGTACAAACTCAATTAGTACGTAATGCTGTATCCCGTTTTGAAGCGGACGACCAAAAAACACAATATGATATGTTAAAAGAAATTAAAGTTGTTTTAAAACAATGGTTATCTGATTGGTTAGATGATAAATTAATCTCTAAACTTTCCTATAATCCACTTTCTACAGAAACAGTATTCGCGGGTGCTGCCGGTACACAATCCGCTATTACGGCAAATGATAAATTAACAACATCTATTATTTCCCGCGCTAAACGTAAAGCGATGATGCATGCGCCAAAAGTACAACCGATTAAAGTTGACGGCATGGATAAATACATTATGCTTGTTTCTCCTTGGGCGGCGCGTGATTTGAAAGACGATGCAAAATGGTTAGCAGCACAACAAAACGCAAACGTTCGCGGTTCTAAAAACCCTATCTTTACTGGTGCATTAGGCGAATATGACGGCGTTATTCTTTATGAATATGAACGCGTATTATCCGATGCTACAGGCGCATCTAGTGCGAATGTATGCCATAACTTATTGTTGGGCAAACAGGCTGCATGTTTCGCAGTAGCTAGACCAGCGAAACACATTGAACAAACGGACGATTACGGCAACATTGCTGGCAATGGTATTGCGTTCTATGGTGCGGTTGAAAAAACAAAATTCAACAGTAAAGACTACGGTTCTATTCAAGTATTAACAGGCGGCGCAGTAGAACGCTAATTGATAGATATAGGCGGGGTAATACCCGCCTTTATTCTTATGAGGGGGTAATATGAACGTAAAACAAGTTATCAATAGGGCGTTCATGCAAATAGGCGATACACCACAAGAACAGTATACTCCGTATCATTTATTAGAGTATTACAACGAAGGTAATCACTTATTAAATGCCCTTATCGGTCAGTACTGTCCTAGTTTGGCACAGGCAACGCACGAAGATAACGGCACCGGACGGATTACGCTGCCCGGTCAATGTATAAGCGTGTTAAATGTCAAAGCCGATGATGCGGACGTACAGGCCTATCATGTATTGAATTTACAAACGATAGTATTTGATGCAGATCATGAGCAGAAAATAACCGTTGATTATATAATGACTGCTGGCTATAAGAAGCTGGACGATGAAAGCGGACTACCGGCAGAATTAGAGACGTTATTAGTTGATTACATCATATATAGGGTTATGAACCTTGATATTTCCGGCGTAACGGCGAATATGGTTAATGCGTTGCAATCTATTAATGAAGGTTTGGGGAATAATGAAAGCGTAATAGCGGAAGGGTACTGGAACTATGGTTGTAAAAGAACTGATTACTCTAGTTAACGTCGAAAGTAACGAAATACTAGATGAACAATTGGAGTATATCCAGTACATTAACGCAGCGATTGACTGGCTAACTACTATTCTTGTTAGCATTAAAGACCGCGAAGTAGTTAAGAATATGGATATACCAAATCTAAAAGGCGTTCCGTCCGACTTTATGGGGTTTGTTCCTAAATCTGGGTATCCTATCCGCATCATTAACGGAACATTTGAAACGTATGACGGGGAAACGGTCAACCAAGTATTTTATAGCGTGCGTAAAAATCACGTTGACGATATGGACGATCCTATTCCGTTTTCTGAATTCTTTCACCAATATTTAGTGCAGCTTATATCTTTCATGGTTAAAAAGAAGTCGCTTATGACTGATTATGCTGCCTATGATAAACAATTCATTGATTACATAACGGAACAAATCAAAGTGGCGCGGGGTATAGCATAATGGGCGTTAAACAAGTAGCCATGACAAACGGCTTTCGATTGGGCCTTGATTGGAGCAACCCGCCGGAAAATATCGACGTGCAAGCGCTAACACAGGCGCAACAATGCGAATTCGATAGAACAGACAACGCACTCCGTACCGTTCCGGGTATTCGTGTATTGTATGATTTTGGACTACCAATAGAAACTCTATATCATGATGTGTACCGTAATAAGTGGTACTTTTCTAGTGGCCGAAATTTGTATGAAACCGATTTCAGCGGTAACAAACTATTAGGCACATTAAATGGTACCGAACGGCCAAAATATCATGCGTTTGGTGGTGATATTCTCATCGCCAGCGGTGATAAATTGCAAGCCATTTCCGGTGCTGGTAAGTTATATACTACTGAAAGTCCTATGTGTGATATGGTATCCAGTCATTCGGGGCGCGTACTGATTGCATCGACTAATTCGCATAGGTTGAATTGGTCAGCAGTTGGCGACTATAACGCATGGAACCATAACAATAACGATGTATCAAGTGCGCAGTATGTAGACGTTGGGTATAAAGACCAAGGCAGCATTATTGCAGTTGATTTCTTATCACGTGCAATTATCGTATATAAAGAATACGGGCGCGTGTATCAAGTAATTGGCACGCCAGATGCACAGAATTTAACTGTATATCCGTTATCCTCTACCGGTTATTGTAGCGGCGCGACGGTAAACGTTGATGATCGCAGCTATTATTTAGGCGAACAAGGTTTTATGTCTTTCATGCCTACAAATACCTATGCAGAAATACAACCGTTTGAAACTGGCCTTAATATCAACTCTTATCTATTGAAGTACATAACGAAAGATTGCGAAGTATGGCATATATCCAGTAGAAAACAAATCTGGATTAAACCGTATAACGGCGAAACTGTATTTATATATCACTACTTGCCACGATATGAGGACGGAAGGGGCGTTTTCACATCAAGAAAATTCACGCATAACATCAATGATGCGGTGAATGTGGATAAAGAAGTATACATCGCCTACGGCAATAAGATTGGTATTCTTGATGAAACGATAGATACCGACGATACGAAACAAATCCAAACGTCAATTATCAGCGGCAACAGATTGGCAACACGTCAATTTGTGTTGATTATGAACTACAATTTTGTAACGCATAATCTTATTCCCGGTCATGGCACTATTGGCATATCGAATAAAAAGCCTAAGCCAATTAACTTTTCAAGCAAAGCAACCAAAACATACTATGCGAATGAAAAGCTATACGAAGCCAAAACATTAATGAATGTTAACGAGTACACGAAGGCGTACAAGATTGGCGGCGGTGCAAATCGTAATGTACAATTCAAAATCAATGTTCAAAAGGGCGCTATTTCGTTACGCCAGTTAGATTATACGTATGAAGAGGTTTAAACATGGCATATAAAGAAAAATACCCTTTGGATATAACGCCACAGGGCGATACTGTACAAGACAGTATAAAGAAAAACCGCGATGAATTATTGAACATTGCGCAACAAATAGAACTCAAAGCTGGCGGCGGTGGTGGTACTGGCGGCGGTGGTGGTACTGGCGGCCTACGTAATAGAGTATTGAGCGGTAAAGTGAGCAATGGTGAATTCTCATTCTTAACCGGCGATAATCTAAGCGTAATGATTGACGGCAGTCAAACGCCTGTATTGTTATCATTCGCCGACGGTTTCGATAATTACGGTGCGGTTGATTATTTAGTAAGCATTACTAAAAAACAAAGCACATGGAGCCTACCGGCTAATAGTACATCGTATTTATACGTTGAGCGCTCCGCATCTGGCGCTATAAGCTATGGTAGTACCACGTTAGAACCGTTACGCCAGCCATATGCCCCAAGTGCTGAAACCGATAAAATGTACTATAACACGGTTAGTGAAAAAATGTTTCTCTATACTGGCACGTATTGGAAATCTATATTGCGCGTGATCGTTGGTATCGCTAGAACGGATAGTACAACCGTAAAAAGCATTAAATATTATCGCCCGGGCGTTGGTGTTGATTTTATCGCAGATAAATCAATTACAGCAAACAAGCTAGCGGACGGCGCCGTACAATCAAATAACATAGGCAATGAACAAGTAAAAAAAGAACATTTAGCAACGGACGTTAAAACACTTATTGAAGGCGTTCGTAGTGAAATAAACGAGTTAAAGCCTATTATTAATGATGTGTTAAAAAAGGCGTATCCCGTTGGTGCTATTTATTGTAGTACAGTAGCAACCAATCCAAATTCTTTATTTGGGTTTGGCACATGGGAATATATCGAACAAGGGCGGGTATTATTATCGCAAGGCGGAAATTATGCAGCCGGAACTACTGGCGGTAGCGCAACGCATACATTGACTGCCGAAGAAATGCCGCGACATGATCATTTCGGAACCACAGGCGCGAACGGCGGCCATACTCATACAGGCACGGCGAGTGCTGCTGGCGAACATAGCCACAATGGCAAGGTGTATACTTCCGGCGCTGGTAGAGGTGATACAGACGGGGCCAGTCGATACAACGACAAAGTAAGGAAAGATGATAGGTTCACACTCCCGGCAGCGATTGACGTAAGCGGGCGACATAGTCATAGTGTAGCTATCGATAGCGTAGGAAATCATACGCACACAATTCCAAGTGACGGCGGCAGTCAAGCACATAGCATTATGCAGCCGTATTTATCTGTATATATGTGGAAACGGGTTTCATAATGAAAACGGATAGCCTTGAAAGCATGATAAAAGACTATGAACGGCGTACGGGTGAACGTGTTAGCCTTGAAGGTTTTTATTTCGATGAAAACAACAATTACAAAGATAAATATAACTACTATTTCAAATGGTTCCCTAATGCTGGGTTCTTATTCTGGACTATCAACGAACATGACGGCCAACGATATTTCACTATTTGGCAGACATACGGCGATATGAAAGTGATAGGAAAATACATCGTTGAAGTAATGAAGATGAATGATCTTGATGTAATTGTAACGGCAACACATCGCAGCGTGCGTGGTTTCATTAAAAAGTGGAATATGGAACGTGTTCCAACTATGGACTATACCTATAATGGGTTTGATTACAAAGTACTTAAAACGGTGCGTAAACACCTTGAAGCGACTTTGTAGAAAGGAAAAGCATGTTTAAATTTGACTTGCAATTATTTGGCGGTGGCGGTAAAAAGTCGAAGGTAAGCAGCATTGATGCAAAATTACCGGAAGCAACGGCCGACGAAAAGCAACTGTTACAAGGTCAGATGAATTGGATTAATAACACCAATCGAAGCGCCAACACCTTGCAAGGTATGGGCGATGCGGCCTTGAATAACGTGATAACGCCAGAATACGGCAATATGTATAATTCGTATTTAGGCACTAACCGCGGCAATCAAAATGCTATAGGCGCGTTACAAAATCAAGTTACAACGGCTGGGGCCAAGAATTTGACTGATAACACGCGGTATGCAAATCAGTTAGCGGCTAGCGTTGATAGTATGAACAACGGCGCAAGCCAACTGGCTAACGAATACAACGGCGCTTTACTGCAAAACCAAAATGCAATGGCTAATATTACAAACGGCCAACTACCTACAGGCTATGCAGATGCTAGACGGCAAGCGTTAAACAATGATTTACAGGCAACTGTAGGCAATGCAGTTTCTGGCCTAGCAAGTCGCGGTATTGTGAATTCATCTATTACGGATAACGCATTAAATGATATTAGCAAGAACGCATCGAATACACTTGCGGCACAATATTCAAATGATTTAGGCCAAGCGGCGGCACTCAATACCCAAGCACTTAATAATAATTTAAGCGGCATCGGTGCAAAAATGGGGTTATGGGGTAATACCTACAACAACCAACAAAACGGCATTATCAATCAAGCGAACTTGTTAAATCAAGGATACGCAAATCAAATGAACAACGCCGGCACCGCAGCGGGACTCGTAGGTCAACGCGAAGGGTTAGCGCAGAACCCTATTAATACAGGCGCAACAACACAAAGCGCGGCAATTCAACCGGCTAAAGATTACTACTCTATGAGCCAGTTAAATAACGCGGATCAAGAAGATTTACTTAATAGATTTATGTCATTACGCTATGGACTAGCACAACCAGCACAAACAATGGTTAAGCAAGGTTCTGGCGGTTTCTTTGGAGGACTTATGAAAGGTTTTTGTTTTGTAGCGGGTACTGAAATTGCAACACCAGAAGGTGGCAAGGTTATTGAAACATTTGTAAATGGTGATACTGTTATCACGTTAGGTGCGGTTAATGATGTAATTGCATTGCATGATATGGGCGAAAAAGAAACACATCGCCTTGAAACTGTATCCTTTGGGGTTACAACTACAGGCACAGAAAAGGTATTGACTCCGGAAGGCTTGAAATTAGTTAGTGAATTGGTAGTTGGCGAAGTTATTATGACGGTTAATGCTTATGAACCGGTTACATTAAGCGAAGCAACTGGCAATACTGAACATGTATATGAATTGCAATGTACTGGCGATAACTTATTCTATGCTAACGGCATTATGGCGGAAGGCATCAATGAAGATGAATTGAAAGCTATTGCAGATGCAGCAGCAGAAGCGCCAGAAGAAACACCGGAAGAAAAACCGGCCAAGAAAACAACTAAAAAATCCAGCAAGAAAGATGAACCAGTAGAGGAAGCAACCGAAGAAGTAGAGAAAGTAGAGGAATAACACAATGGGCGTTATCTACGTTAAAGACTTTGAACCATGGGCGGCGTTGGGTGAATTAGCTGGTCAATATTTCTCGCACCGTTTAGGGGCGTTACAGAATAATAAAATGGCGAAAGGCTATCAAGCAATGCTAGGCGGTGGCGGTGGTGGTGGGGAACAAGACCCGAACACTCCGCAAATTGTGGATAATAATAACCGCATGGCGGGAATGGGTATGCAACAACCTAATAGCGCCGGTCAAATTAATCAGTTATTATCTAATTCCAATAACACATTTGCCAATAACTTGATGCAAAAGAATAATATCGGATTATGGGGCGGTCAAAATCCGGCCGCACCAGCACAACCGATGCAAGCTAACACAGATGCGCCAAGTAATCCGGTTACGGATCAGCGCTTTAACGCTTATATGAATGAGCCAAGTCCTATGATGCAACAACAATTAAAAGCACAGGCGGCGCAACAAGCAGCAACGCCAGCGCAACCGCAACAAAACACAGGGTTATGGAATTTTCAAAATCTAAATAATACTGGTATTAATACAGGGGTTCCGCAATCATACCAAGAAATGATGCAACAACGACAAAACGCACCTTTTCATGGGGCGCCCAATTCGGCCGTAAATGGTAACGCCGAAGCGGATAAAGCGCCGGGCCAATACTCTATACCAGATAAAGCAAGCGTAACAAGTGAAGCGCGTAAACAACTAGGGGCTAATACGTTAGCCCTAGTTAAAGCCGGTTTTGATTTTAAGACCGCGCAAGGTTTAGCCAGCGAACAATATCAAACTGACGTTAATAATATGTATATGCAACAAGTCAACGAATATCAAGAAAAAGTACTTGAACCAATGCGCCAGCAAATCATGAACAATCTTGTATTTACACAGGATAAAGACGGCAACCCGGTTGTAGATACCTATAACACAAAACGGGTTAAAGGGTTGGCGCCAGCCGTTGCAAGATACAATTATCTAGCAAGTAAGGTAGGCGCCGGTACTATTGATATGAATAACTTGAATTCTATTGCGGCGCTTGATAAACCGGATTACAAATTTAGTAGTGCGCAAAACGGCCATATTGTACGTTACAACATGGGCGACGGTACTATTCAAGATATGGGCGGTTACGGCAAGGTTGAAACAAAACAATTTGCGAACGGTCAAGTTATCGTAATGACTCCGGACGGTCAAATGAAGAATATTGGCAATTTCGGGGCGAAAAACATTAAAGTTATGCCAGACGGTAAAACATACATTGTTGGCACAGACGGCAGCATGAAATATGTAGGCACTCACGTTAAACCGGCAACCGCTACACAAACAGGCACAAGCGGATATAATGCACAAGTATTACGTACGCTTTCCAGTCAGCATACTGCATGGGTTAAATCCAATCCAGATAAGGACGAAAGCGAAAGTCCTTATTATGGTAAATTACAAGGCGCATTAAACGGCGCATTAAACGGTACGCCAACGGCTGGCGGTGGAATGCCTACAGTAAAACGGCAACCTACGTATTCAGCCGAGGAACAAGCGGCAGTTTCAAAGCGAATGAATGAACTATCAGCACAAGGCTGGAGTGATGATCAGATAGCAGCGGAACTTGATGCGGCCGGTTACGGAAATTATAAATCGTGGTTAAAGTCTTATTAAATATAAAGGGGTAGACTATGGGTGCGTTTGATGATATTACAAACCAATACGGTAAGGTAACCGGAAGCGGTAACGCCTTTGAAGATATTACAACCGAATACGGCTATGATGCGGATAATGTACCCAAGCCTACATTATGGGACGGCATCAAGAATAATGCGGAATGGGTAGCAAACGGCGTAAGTGATAAAGCTAATCGTGCAGTTAATCAAGTAGAAACCACCGCAACGAATATGAAAAATACGTTAGGTAACTGGTGGGACGGCACCGTTAATGCGGTGGAAGCTGCACGTGATGCACGCCGCCGTTCTATTAGTAATTCGGTAGATGCTATGCAACGTGGGGAAATTGATGTAACTGATTTGCCAGGAGAGGGCGACGGCTATTTAGACCAATACGCAACACCAGATTATGCGGCTAAATCACAGGCCGTATATAATCAAGTTGTAGGCCGTCCGGCTGGTTATCTAGCTATTACGCCGTATGTACATCCTTATGTGAGAGGTGCGGCCGGCATATTGGCAGCACCTACAATTATTGGTGATGCACAAGATATGTATTCGCAGAATTCTAGCGATTATGCGGAAGGTAATACGGAAAATATTATTGCAGATAGTCCGGCACTAACTACGGCCAAAGGGTTTTTAATAGATCCTATTGCTAACCCTATAGGTCGTGCGATTGACTCACCGGGCGAATTTGCACAAAATATCGTAGATAACCCTTTTAACGCATGGGACGATGTGTTTTTACCTGCCGCACTTATTAAGGGTGCTACACCTAAAAAGGCATCTGGCGCAATCGGTGAACGTGTAGGGCGTGTTGGTGAACATATCAAAGAAAAGGCATCTAATGCATTTGAAGATATAGGGAAACGCTTCTCTAAGGAAGAACCGCATATGCAAGAAGGGGTTATGTATAACGCCTTTGAAGATATACCAATACCGGAAGAAACGGCAGTTGAACCGCGTTCGTATTCAGAAGATACACTAAACGGACAAGCTTTTGAAAGTGAAACCGGCAATATCCAAGCAGATATATATAACCGCTACCGTCAACACGGTTTTAGCGACGTAGAAGCAGCCGCAATGACTGGTAATATCGGTGCTGAAAGCAGTTTTGACACAAGGGCATTAAGTGGCGACGGCCACGGCTCGCGCGGACTCATTCAGTTTACTGACGGACGATTAAACGGTGAAAATGGTTTGTTGAAATTCGCGGAACGCAATGGATTAGATCCGTGGGATTGGAGAACGCAAGTCGATTTCAGCGTATGGGAATTGCACAACACAGAAAGTGCAGCACTAGAAGCCATGCGTGCGCGCCCAGATGCCACACCGGCAGAAATGGCGCGTATTGTACGTGAAACATACGAAAGACCAGACCCTGCGGAAGCACGCGACAATGTACGCATGGAAATTGCAGAAGACACATTCAAGGGTAATTATGGCAAGTATGAAAACGGCCCGCGTGATGTATCGTATAAGGATAGCACACTAGATCCTAACCGCCGAAGTTATGAAGAACCGTTCAAAGATGAATTTGTAGAACGTGAAACTGTAAAAGGTGAAGAACCGCATACAGATTTGAATAGTTTTGTTGAAAATAAATCGGTCAAAAATGAAGATTTAGGTATAAATTATCAAAGCGAAGGTGAAAAGGCCCGTACAGGCGAAATAAACGAATTTAAACCAGAAAACCGCATGAATACTGAATTTGTAGAGGGTGATAAATCTCGAGTTCAAGAAAAAGCGATTGAAAACGATGTAAACAACAAATTCCGATACGAAGAAGATGCGCCAAATGTAAGTTTGAAAAATGCTATTGATGAATTGCCATTGAAAGCACGCGAAACAATCGTAAATGAATTGAAAGACGTTGTGAAAAATGATGCATCTGAAACGAGACTTACGGAATTAGAAAACAAAGTACATTCTAATACGGAACTTTTGAAAGATTTGAACCGAGCAACAAAGCCGGACATTCCTAAAGCTGAACTTGATGCGGTAAAAGTCAAATTGTCAGAAGCGTTAGATGTACCAGTTGAAACATTGAGCCATGAACACATGGAACGTATTCGCACGGAACGCGCAGCCGAACTTATCGCAGATACGCAAGAACTTAAAATGTTACAAGCGGAACCGGTAGAAGGTGGCGTGAGCAAATACGCGCAGCAACCTAGCCAGCTATTAGAACATGCAACACATGAACAAGTACACGAAGCCGTAGTGAAAGCCTTTAACGGTAATAAAGCAATGGCGAATAGATACATGGAAAGTAAAGGCGTTAAACCTAACGAACCACTACAATATAGCACTAAAGGTAACGAAACACCACATACGGAACAAAGTGAAGGCGTTGAACGTATGGGGCGCGCCGTTAGTCGTCGTGAAATTATTGATAGTATCAATAACCTATTCAATCAGCGTATAAAAACAGGGAGATTGGGAACTAAAAACGCTAAGGGTTGGTATAACCCTAATAGCGATGTAATCCGTACGAGGGCATATGGTGATATCTCTACAATGATGCATGAGTTAGGTCATTACATTGATAACCATAATGGATTTAGCAATATTCCTAAGTTTGATGCTGAATTGTTAGGTCAAGTCAAAAAGCGGTTTGGTACTAGCTATGATAATTTAGATGTAGCTGGTAAGCGTAAAGAGGGGTACGCAGAATTCTTTAAAGATTATGTATCGGACAGAGCAAAAGCCAAACAGGACTTTCCGGAGTTTTATAAACACTTCAAAGAAACTATAGAACGTGATAAGGCGTTAAACGGCATTGTTAATAAATTATCTAAACTAACTCATGAATGGCATAAACAGTCTAGTGCAGACCGTATCAAAGGTTCTATTTCCTTTGAACGCACCTCTAAAGCTGAACGTATCATTACGGATGCTAAAGACGGTAATATCAAAGATACCATTAAACGTGTCGCAAATGATGTCTATACAAAAGCTATTGATGAACTCAATCCATTGCGTGAAATGGTTGAGGAAGTGGAACATATCACAGGTGAAAAAATAGCATTTAAAGATAATCCATTTATGCAAGCGTGGTTGTCTCGCGGTTGGGTGGGCAAAGCAGAAGAATTTATTAAGCGTGGGAGACCAGAAAAGGGTATCCGTGCATTTGAGGATATTATTAAAGATATACCTCAAAAAGAACACAAAGACTTTAGCGCCTACCTTGTAGCGCTGCACGATTTAGACCTACACCGTAACGGCCAGATGCCTACATTTACACTAAAAGAGGATTTAGCGGCCGTTAAGCAGTATGAAAAAAATCCTACATTCAAAAGCGCTGCTAAAGACATTCACCGTTTTCAAGATTATATGCTTGCAGAACTTGTGAATAACGGAATATTAAAACCAGAAACATACCATTTATTGAGAAATAAATACCCTGACTATGTTCCGTTTTTCCGTGATTTTTCTGCAGAAAGTATGGACGGGTTCTTTTCTAGCTCTAAAGGGTTCGTTAATGTAGCTAATCCTATTAAGCGGTTCAAAGGTAGTACACGTGATATTATTGATCCATTAGAAAGTATCGTAAAAAATACATACCAATTCTACAATGCAATCGAACGAAACCACGTGGGCGTTACATTTGCCAAATTAGCGAAGAAACCGGGGATAGGAACTATTGTTGAAGAGGTTAGGGGAGATAGACCGGCAAAATCTACAGACAATACATTTTCCGTTTGGGTTAAAGGAAAAAAAGTTGTATATGAAACAACTCCGGAATTAGCGCAAGCAATGAAAATGATGAACAAGGATACAAGCAATTTTATAACAAAAATATTGCAGTATCCAGCTAGTTGGTTACGTGCTGGTTCAACTGTTACCGCTGGCTTTGCTATCACAAATGCTTTGCGTGATACCATTTCAGCTGGTGTATTCTCTAAACATGGTTTTTTGCCTGTAGTTGATACATTTAGAGGGTTAGCACATTTCTTAAAGAAAGACCAGTTATATTGGGATTACGTCAAAAGTGGTGGCGCTCATGCTGCTATGGTAAGCCTTGATAGGGACTATTTGAGCGGACATTTAAGAGAATTATTTTCTCGTAAGTCCACATTATCAAAAGTTGCAAGAAATCCCATGGAAGTGTTGCGCGCTATATCGGAAGCAACGGAGGTGGCTACCCGTTTAGGCGAATTTAGCAATGCTAGAAAAGGGTATACAGGGTTATACAGTCGTTTGACAAAAACCAATTTAAAACCTAAATCACTAGGTGAAGCATCTATTGCAAGCCGTGATATTACGATTGATTTCAGCCGTACCGGTACGCATACCAAAACCGCAAATAAAGTTGTAGCGTTCTTTAATGCGACTATCCAAAGTGGCGACAAATTAATACGTGCATGGCGTGATGATCCGAAAGGTATGACGATTAAATCTACTTTATTTATCACGTTGCCTACAATCGCATTATGGTATTTGAATAAAGATAATTCGGCATATCAAGAATTGCCACAATGGGAAAAGGATACATTCTTCCATATTCCGACTGGTGATAAATTTGTAAAAATACCTAAGCCGTTTGAATTAGGCTTGTTATACGGCACTACATTTGAACGTATGTTGCAATATTTTGGCGACAAAGAAAATGGACGTAATAGTGTAGGGTTTAAAGGATTTGGCGATAGAGTAAAAGAGTCTTTAATCCCTGATTTATCCCCTACTTTCTTTGTTCCTATTTACGAATGGGCGTTTAACTTTTCTGATTTTAGACAAAGAAACATTGTACCTCAATCGCAAGAAAAACTACCGGATAAACTACAGTACGGATCTAATACATCTATGGTGGCTCGAAAAATTGGCGACACATTCAACGTATCACCATACAAGGTAGATAATACTATTATGGGGTATGGCGGCAACCTTGCTCGATTAGGATTAGACATAACGGATGCTATTGGTGGTGCGAATGAAAAACGCCCTACTAAAGGTGTAACGGAGTTACCGGAAATACGCCGTTTCTTTGCCAAACCATATCAAAGTAGCGATAGTGTGCAACGTGTCTATGACGACTTTAAGGAACAAGAAAAACTACACAACGAACTAAAACTCACAGGGCAGAGACCGGAAGGCTATGACCCTAAGTTATACAATAAGCTGAAAAATGCACAAAATTCATTTAAGGCTATTAATAAAGCATCAAAGAAAATTATTGATAGCGAAACCATGTCTAGCGATGCAAAGAGGGAAAAGTTAGACAAACTAAATATTCAAAAAGCCAATGTAGCAAGAGGGGTATATGGCTTAGGGATTATAAAGGAGTAATAATGCAAATAGTGTTAGATTTCTTAATCGATAGTTGGAATTCTCTTACAACTAGCTTTATCTTAAAAACAATATTGAGCAGCGTTGCTGCGTTGGCTATATGGGTTATTGGTATAAAACACGTTCAAATATTGGGCGTGTTTATTTTGTTGGTGTTTATTGACTTATTCACCAAGTGGGCGGCGATTGCTTATAGAATGTTAATTGATGAATACGGCTATACAGTCGAAGATATCGCCGTATGGGAAAAATACCGTGCAATACCATTGGCGTTTGAAAAGGGGTTAATTTCTAGCCGATACATGCGAAAAGGTTTTGTATTCAAAGTGTTGACGTACGTCGCCGCTACGCTTGCCGCCTTTTTATTCGATGAAATGAGCGGTCAAAAGCAATTCGCGGTAACGTTGGTATGGCTATATCTTGGTTCCTGTGAATTCCTATCTATTATGGAAAACCTACGCGACGGCGGAAATGCTATGCTAGGTAAATTCTTAGATTTAGTTAGAACAAAAATTGAAAACAAAGTTAAATTATAGGAGGTACCATGCGGGGTATTGATGTAAGCGAAAATAACGGTGTAGTTGATTGGGGCGCGGTCAAGGCGAATGGATTTGATTTTGCTATTATCCGTATCGGTTATGGTAGCGGTAATTTAGATAGTGAATTCTATAACAATGTAAACGGTGCAATTAACGCCGGTTTAGCTATTGGCGTATACCATTATTCCTATGCGATGAATGAAGAACATGCAGCAGATGAAGCAGAATTCGTAATTAACACATTAAACGATGCCGGATTAACTATGGATAAGTTACCTATGGGCGTATGGTTCGATATGGAAGATGCGGACGACTACAAAGCAGACCGTGGCATGCCAACAGACCAACAACTAACAAATATTTGCAGCGTGTTCATCAATAAATTATGGCAAGCTGGATATGGAAACACAGGCTTATACGCTAGTTATGATTGGCTAGTGAATGTATTAGATGTTAGCCAGTTAGGCGGTTGTGCTATTTGGTGCGCACAACTTAATAGCCAATGTGATTATGACGGTGCTAATCTATGGCAATATACATTTACCGAAAACATTGAAGGCAAAGAATTTGATGCGGATCTTGTCTTGAACTGGCCTATTTAGGGGGTATTTATGGATACTATCATTCAACTATTAAGGCGATATGCACCAGTTATTACCGTAGCATTACTTATGCTATTAGTGGTAGTGGCTGGTTTATTTGCCTATAACGTAATGCATACTAAAAAGCTACAAGAACCGGTTATTATCAATCAGACCACGGCGAAGAACCCTAACAAATTAGGGGAAGCGCTTAACGTATCGCCAAAAGTAGCGAAGGAAGTTATTGCATATAGGGAAACGGCACAACCGGTAGCAACATATTACACGCAAGCGCCAACGCTACATGATGCGGCAGTTATTACGAAAAATGCTATTAAAGATAAATCGCCTAACGTTCCACTGGAAGCTATTGAAAAATCTGATAGAACCGCAGTTGTAGAAAATACCGATAAACAAAAGGTGGACGTTTATAAAATCAACCTAAACAAGGCTCATAAGATTAAAGCTGGTGTAACGGTATTAGGCAGTAAAGCCTATGAGACTATTGGCTATCAAGCAGGCAAAGTTGAAGTATTAGCACACTTTGACGAACAGCATTTTGAAGGTGGTAGTGTTCTATATACAGTAAAGGAATGGTGATCTACATATCTACCTAGTGTAAGAGGTTGGACTTACAGTTAGTCTGTAAATGTATTAATTTTAAAACTTATTATGAATAAGTTTCAAAAAATAACAATTTAAAAACTAAGAAAGGATAATATTATGGCAAAGACATTTGAATTTAATGGTAAGACTTATAATTTTGCAGAGGACATTCAAGTTCCAGAAGAAGGTTTGTTTGAAGCGACATTGGTTGATGAAAATAACCATCGATGTGAAATGATTTTTAGGAATGGTATACTATTCCGATTAACTGAATTAGATTAA